CTTTGAGGGCTATTATTATGACTGATACAGCGAAAGCTTTAAGGGGGATATTATGGCTAGTAAAATAGCAACGGGTATTCAGTCTTTTGCTGCTGGAGCCGCTTCTGTTGCCGACGAAGCTGCTAAAATGCGAGACAGGAGAAAGAAAAAGAAAGAGGAAAAGAAAGACCCCAACGATCCTTTCGGTCACATTTATCCTGCTCTTGGAGCCGTAAAACCTCCTGATATCACAAACAAAAATACTAGGGCCGGGAACCCGAACCGCGCTACTCTAGCCACATTAAGCTAAAGGGTACTGTAATGGCAAAAGCAAAAGCATCAAAATCGATGGCTAAGGCTGCTGGTAAAGACCCGGAGGAAGATCCTCGCACCACTCGTAACATAAAAAAGATCTCTGATAAGGAATTATTTAGTTGGACAGACCGGTATGATGAAGCGGCCAATCTGGGCTTTAGTAAAAGGGATGTGGACAACGAAATAAAACGCCGACGTGGGCTGCGTGCAGTAAGTGACGGTGTACAAGAAAGGTCGTCTCAATAATGCGTCCACTTTATAGGCTGATGTAATATGCCAAAAGCAAAAGCATCAAAGACGACCTCGGATTCTTCCGGCGGAGGCTGGCCAGAGAAAGCTCGTAAGATAGCAAAGGGTACGCCCCTAGATTGGCAAGAATCGAAATACCGGTGGATGAATGAGCCCGAAGGGGGATGGCCGGATAACCTGAAGGAGGTGATTCTCAGTGATAAATCGACTAATCTTCCGGGTTTCAAACCGTTCGAAGATGCCAAAGAGCGTGGATTTACATGGGCCCATAACGATGGAAGAACAATACGGGAAGTTTTACAAACCCGCTCTGGCCCCTCTGACATTTGGGTAGATTTTCGATCCAAGGCTCGTAAAAATCGACCCGATGCCCGTATTAAAAAGAAAAAATAAATGGCCCTATCTTATCCAAATAGAGGCGACACCGAAGGCCGTCTGACGTATTGGACGCGCCAGATTGATTTCGCTGAGAAGTATTACGCTCCGATCTTTGAGGCATCTGAAACACTGATATCTCAATACAACATGGAGCCTGCTTCTCTGCGTGAAAAGCTGACTGATCAGTCATCTTCCAGAAAGGTTGATCCTGCGGTTCGCGTCAAAGCGAATCTGGTGTATGGATGGGTTGATCAGCACATCAGTAACCTCGCTGCCCATGATCCTCGCTTTCGAGTTCAGCCATTCAATAAGCAGGGCGTGGGAGCCGAGACAACGGTAGCCAGAGTTTCTGATTACTGGTATCGAGAGACGGGCCAACTTGCACAGGACAAGAGGATTCTGTTGGATGCCTTCCTTTCGCCTTTCGGCGTATCGAAGATCGGCTGGACTGCCGACATCGAAGGCATCGTTGAGAGGATGGTCAATTTCGATCCTGATTCAGTGATCGACGATCCAATGCAGGAGACAGAATTCCTGCTTGCAGGCCAGCCCACTCGAATCATGCCTGATCAGCTACATGAACAGCACATCGAGATTCATGTGTCAATGACGCAACAGCCGAACATAAACCCTGCTGCGCGTCAGTTAATCGAGGCACACATTAAAGAACATGACCGAATGTTGAATCGTGGTGATCCAGACAGGGATACCACGGTCAAATGGGAATCCCCCTTCGGCCAAAGGTGGGAATTCGGATCATTCCTACTTGATCCCCTTGCTCAGAACGGACTTTCGGACGCACGGTGGATCGCCTTTAAGTGGCGACGTCCTGTGGATGAGGTCATAGCGGATGGCTCGCTGAGTAATACGACCCACCTTGAGCCTGATCCCCATGAGCGCATTGCCGGGGCTCCTGAAATGGACCCACGGTTCGTATTAGATGACTTCGGTATGGTCACCGGCTATGAGATCTGGGCCCGAAATTTTCCTGTTGATATCAATCAGCGGCGAAATCTGTTCATCAATTTCTCCAAACATCACAGTAAGTTCTTCAGGGACGATGAAGACTGGCCGTATGAGCGTTTGGAGGATTACCCTGCTGAGATCCTGAACTTCAATGCAGGCATCCATACGTGGTTCAATAAGCCGCCTCTGTTGATGGCAGGGGCCGATTCAGTGCAGACGCTGATCCACGAAATCATGGACTCCTACCTGCACGTCGTGCGGAAGCAGAAGAATCTCTTCCTGTATGATCCTGAGTATCTGGAAGAAGGTGAGATTGACGACGTGTTGGCCTCGCCTGACATGACTGCCTTCTCTGTTGAGGGGCTGGCCCAATCCAACGGACGTGCTGTTATACCGATTGAGTTTGGGAATGTCATGTCCGAGAAGGGGGAATTGCTATCTATCGCAGAGAGACTTCTCGATAGAGCGGCAGGAACCCCGCAACCGGGTCGTGTCCCCGACCCAGAGTCCGCCACAGAAGCGAATATCATTGACCGCAAAGCCACTGCTCGGGAAGATGAGAGATCAGATCTGTTCGAGAAGTTCCAGATCCGTAAGGCTAACAAATTCTGGAAACTTACCACTGAATTTAAGCCCGAACGACTGTTCCTTATTGACCCCCGAGCGCAAAAGTTCGTGCAAATTGATGATGATGTCGTCAAGGGGGAGTATGCCTTCGAGATCGATATCTCGTCTTCAGCACAGGCAGTGGCCCTTGAGCGCAAACAGTGGCTCGACCTGTTGAATCTGTTCGCCGGTATGACTGAGGTTTTCCAGCTAATTCACGGCCAGCCACCGAATATAGCTCGGATTGCTGAACTTTTACTGGTTCGGGGGTATCAGATTCAGGACCCGGAAACAATTCTTCCTTTCTTGGAGCAGGCACTGGCTGCCGGTCCCGAGAACATCGAAGAAGAAATTGTTCAGCAGCTAACTGGCCAACCCGGAGGCGGAGGCGGCCCATCCGCAGCGGTGAGCGCGGCCATTCAAAAAGGAAGCGAAAGAGGCCCCATGAAATCGGAACAGTTCCGAGGCGGGGAACCTACTCAATCTCGCGTCTTGGGTCGAGCGACTCGAGTAACTACGGAGGGAGATAATGGCCAAGTCTAAAACACCTGTAAAGCCTAAGAGTAAAGCACCTGCAAAGCCTAAAGCACCTGTAAAGAAGAAAGATGACGAACTTCTTGTAGGGCTGGTCGCCATCCGAACTGCGATGACGGGTATGCGTATGACCTTTGGAGATAAGGAAGATACTCTGTATGTCATGGGGGCTGAGCTTCGAGATCAATTGGTTGATCTAATCGACCAGATGATCGAAGAAAGGAATTGATATGGGTGGTGTGAACGCTCTTGGTGATATCGTCGTTGCTGGTTCGGCGAAAGCGTCTAAGACGATGGTCGATGATATGGAAGAGGCACGCCTTGAAGCAGAACTTGAAGTCGCGGAAACAAAAGTCCATCATTTAATGCAGATGGACCCTTTCCATGATGACCTGATAGGCTTGGTTGAGAAGAGAAATTTGCTATGCCGCGAGCTTTATAAACGCCATATGGAGCGCGATTTCGGGAGAATGGAAGAGTCATGATGTATGACTACAAATGCCCACATTGCCAGACGGTCCACAAGGATGTGATCGTAGCAATGTCAGAGCGTGAAACTCATGTGGAAACCTGCTCAACATGCGAACTGCACGGCATGAAAAGGGCTTTCCCTGTTGAGGCCGCTATGGGTTATCAGCCTTTTGAGGCATATTTTGATCCGGCTCTTGATATGGATATCAATGGTCGTGGCGAACTGAAGGAAGCCATGAGCTTCTACGGTGTTCAGCAAGCCGGTGATAAGAAGCGTGGCGCACGAAATGAAGAAGTATCCGAGAATGCGGCTGTTATCGACATCTCGGCTCCTACCGGCAGGAGACTGTCGACCGTTCAGCGGGAAAAGGAGCGCGATGCCGAGGACGCCCGAAGAGCTTGGCAGGTACAGTCAGAGGATCAGGATGGGAATCTGACTGCGCCCCAAGAAGTTGATGGACTGCCGAGTCCATCAACAGCAGTACGAACCGGGAAACTTGAAGGAGAAGAATCATGAATGCTGCCGATGCTGGTCCCCAGACGGCGGATTTGTCCAAAAACGATGCTTATGATGAGCTACGTCAGATGGACGCCCGCGCAAATCTGGATGAGATCAATTCCGTCAACAGCGCAACGGGTAGGGAGCTTACCCGCAACACCGACCTTGGAAGAGACGAAGATCCCGG